CAACGGGAATTCCCTGCAATTCTCGCTCTTTAGCGTTTATCTGTTGATTACCTTCATTGACAAAAAGCCATGAGGGTACGGCAAACAGCAGCAAAGCAAAAAAAGCAAGAATGAGAAACTTTGCAGGTAAATTAATCGTATTCAGGATGTTTTTCATTTTTTTTAATTTCACTTAAGTTGAATATGGCTGTTCGTTATTTCACTGGTGGGTGAATGCTAATTTATATCTGAATGCCAAATGTGCTTAAAAATTCATACTTAGAGATAACCACTGCATGGCTCAATAATGAGAATGAGTTTTGTTATCAAGGTATAAATAAATCTTTTACATAGCGTGTTGAAGTATAGGTTCAAGTGAGTGATTGTCCATGAAGGAAACTGGTAATATTTATTAATGATAGGCTTGTTTTTAACCTGTTATAACTGGTTGTTTTTATTGTTATTTTTATGTTCTTGTTATTCTCCTGGTATTTAATTGAACGCTATAAATGCATTTTTATTAACGATGGAAAAAGAGGTTAAAGTTTGCAGGGAATATGCCGATAAGGGGGTTTTTGATACGGCTATCTCAAGAAAGAGCTAATTCCAGCAAGGACAAGAGCATATTTCTCAAGGAATTAATACTGCTAAATAAATAACCCGATTGGTTTTTTAACTTACTTTATCACATCCTTTATGTTTATCTTTCGGGATATATGGTATGGACTATTTAGCTTACAGGGCGGGAAAGAAATTGCTGGCAAAACTGGTTCGCGCGTTTATTTTCCTACTTCCAAAGTGGTAAATTTATTCACTGTTTATTTTGTATACTGCGTCGTAATGCGCTAATCGAATGCTGCCGAGTGGGTAGCCCGGTGGATGGCTTGAGTAAAAGGGGTTTTCAGGTACTGCGAGGTTCGGATGTACTGTGAAATGGTGTCCCCTGCAGGAATCGATAAAAATCACCATCTGTTTGTTATTTATAGTCTTACTAAGTTTTAATTTTTGATTCTATACAGGTTGCTATACGCATCCTGTCTTTCTTAGGCTGAAAAGCCAACCTGCCAACCTGCCAACCTGCCAACCTGCCAACCTGCCAACCTGCCAACCTGCCAACCTGCCAACCAATGTGTATATATTTTAAATTTACGTAAATTTACATTTTGGTTTTTTGAATAATTAAGTATACTTTCAGTTAACATTTAAACACCCTCAGTTCGCATTTCTTAGTATTTATTAGTATCCGTTAGTATCTCTTATTAGCAATTTTTAAGTGTATTTCTTGAGTGTCGTTTTCAGCTGCCTTTACGGTTATTTGTTTATATGAGAGGATTTGTTCGTCCAAGGGTATCCAACTGGATATAACTGGAACTTAAGTAGTAAAACTTAATCTAATTATATAGGGTTTTTTTATGGCTTTAATGTCATGCGATCTCGTTAATTCGGAGAGTTGCAGGTTGTTGCGCATGCCTGATGTTATTGATATTACAGGTCTGCCTAGGTCAACCATTTATCTGAAAGTTAAAAATAAACAGTTTCCCTCGCAAGTTCAGATTAGTTCGCGTTCTGTTGCATGGATTGAATCCGAAGTGCATGAGTGGATTAATGAACACATCAAGAAAAGGAATGCCAATGAGTAATGCTAACTTTGCCCATCTAAAAGATGAAGGGCTATGTATCATTTTTAACTTCTCTCCGGCTATTTTCGATACTAACAATGCTAGTGGGGGGTATGTTTATAGAGTGATAGAAATTTACCGCATTTTTAAAATGAGAGGTTTCATTGAATCGTTCTCTTTAATCACTGATAGGGAGTTGATTAAAACATTCCCTGAAGTTAATGAGTTGATGGCAATAATCTCTACGGGAAAGTTAATTTGCAAAAGAGAGAAAGAGAAGCGAGATACACGTTTAAGTGAACTTGAAATCGTAAAAAAACGGTTTGAAGATGCCAGTAATGGAACAGCACATAGGCCTGCTGGGTACATTGACCGTAGAGACTGGATGGCAGATCTTGAGGCTAAAATTAATACCAGCGAGTCATCTTTAAAGGATGCAGAAAAGGCGTTGATTGTAAGTCGCGGTCTGCTGGCACTTACACGACCTGTCGTGGAACATATGCTTAACGTTGCTAAGGTTAAACTGCCTGTTGGGATATTGGCAGAACTCCCTGAGGATATTTTACCTTCTTATGTGTACAGGGACGGTGGTGTGTTTGGTCATGGTATTGATGCGGCGTGTGTTGCCTGGGCGGAGATGGACACATTAGAGAAAGCGATAAAAAATATCGTTGACTCTTGTCACCCGTCTGGTGACAAACACAAAATGAATTCCTTATGGCATAAATTTAGAATGCAACATTATCATTTCTATTATGGAGTGCAGGGCGAAAATTTAAGGATGTTTTTTTCGGCGAATGAATATGTCGAAAAAATGACTGAGATTGATATCGCTAGGGAAAGAAAACAAAAAACTCTTTCAACTAACTTCTAAATATTATCAGGTAATAAAAATGACTTCATTTGTTAAACCGCCAGCGGCGGAAGCTTTCCATATGGATTTTTTGAGTGGTGCAGAACTTTCTTCTAGTCGCGGGTTTTCAATTTCTGACCCATCTGAAAACCTGCTACGTGTCTCAATGTTAGAATCTGGCTGGATGATGAATAATATCACTCTGGCTGACATCAATGAGTCGCAGGGTAATGCTGTAAGTATTGGGGATAATTCATTGCATACAGGGCGATCTGTCAGTGGCCGTTTTGGGAAAAATATCGCTTTTAATGGTACTCCTTATACTCTTGAGGAAACCGACTCCTGCGCGACTATCTCCTACGATCAAATGTCGTTAATGATAAATAGTGGCAGTGGTGAGCAGGGTGAATTTAATCAAAAAATGTCTGATTTTTTCGGACGTGCATTCACATTAGACATGCTGCGTGTCGGTTTTAATGGCCGTATGGCAGCAATCCCCACTAATCCAGCTGCTTATCCGAAAGGGGAAGATGTGAATCTAGGCTGGCATAGCATTGCCAGAGAGTTTAATGAGGGTTCACAGGTCATTACGGACGAACTGGTACTGGGAGACGGGGGAGATTTTGCGCACCTTGATGCACTGACAAATCACCTTATCAATAAATCTATTCCTGAAGCTTTTCGCGAGGATCCCCGACTGGTTGTATTGGTCGGTGCTGAACTAGCAGCGGCTGAAAGAATGCGCCTGTTTAACGGTGCTGATCGCCCTGCGGATCGCGCTGCAAGCCAGCTACTAACTAGTTCTGTGGCGGGGCGCTTTGCGTTTGTGCCCCCGTTTATGCCGGGTCGTCGTCTGGCTGTGACAACACTGGATAATCTGCATATTTACACTCAGCGAGGTTCCCGCCGTTTCCGCGCTGAATTTGTAGAGGACCGTTGCGTTTATGAACACAGCTATTTACGCATGGAAGGTTATGCACTGGGTGACGGCTATCTTTATGCCGCTGTGGATGAGAGTGCATTGAAGCTGGGCGGGCAGGGGAATAACTGATGGTGGAATCGAGATTATCAACCGGATGGATCTGTGTTGCCAGTGAAGGTGACACCGTGGATGGCCGTAAGATTGAACCTGCCTGGCTCACTGGCATGGCTGCCACTTACGACCCTGCGCTGATTTGGGAAGAACACGATCGCTCTCTGGGAAATTTGGGTGAAGTACTCGCTGTGCGTGCTGCCATCCACGATGGCATGACGCGTCTTTACGCACGGTTACATCCAACTTCGCGTTTGCTGGCTTATAACGAACTGGGGCAAAAGCTGTTCTGTTCTATAGAAGTTGAAGAGGATTTTGCCGGGCAAGGCGGTTTTTATCTGGGTGGCCTGGCGGTCACGGATACCCCGGCCAGTATCGGCACTGAGCGGTTGCGGTTTAGCGCTAACCAGCGATATTTCTCGCGTCGCGGTCGCCGCCAATTGGTCAGTAGGCCCACGGTATTTAACCTTAAGCAAGGTATGAATATGGCCGGGAAAGGCTGGGCCTCAGCAATAGCTGCCGGATAACAGATAGCCCGGACAATCCGGGCATTAAAGCTCACCGCTCAGGTATTTATCATGACAATAAATAAGTTATTTTCTGGCAATAAAGTTGCCGGGCGGAAAAAATGCGCCCAAAATTTATTGCTAAGACCATTGGTTAGCGCTTATAGTCTCGCTGCTGTCGCAAAATCGGCAGCCGGGCGTAGGAACCCGAGTAATCTAACGGCGACACAACACGCGCCCTGCGTGTTTTTTTATGTCGTAGCTTTGACGCACCTGTATTTAATGGTGTGGTGCTCAGTGGCTAATTGCTGCCTTTTGCATCATATCCGCAGAATTATGGTAGTCCAGGCGGGGCAGCTTTCGGGCTGGCCGGTATTCGTTAGAGCCGGTATTCCTACCCCCGTTTGGGCTGCCACCAGTTTTGGGCGTAGGAACCCCGGTGGTAGCTGTATTAGCTATCTAACGGAGGTTGCCACTATGGCCGCTACCCCTGCATCAACACACTTAAAATTCACCTGGCTTTTCCTCGCTATCAACCGTGCTGAATCTGGCGCTACACCTTGTCGTATGACAATTACTGCGGATTCTGAATGCACCGCACGTTTAATGTTTTCTGACAAGTTTGTTCTGCTATTTGCTGGACGCCTCCCGGTGCATGGTTCGGAGGTGGCAGCATGAGCAAATTGAACTCAAATTATCCGATGATCCTCAGTGAGGACGGTGAAGATCGTCTGTTGCGGGTAGCCCAGGCAACAGCTTGCCTTTCAGAACTCCTTTCCGCGTCTTGTTATGGCGGGAACCAGTCCGTACCCGGCGATGGTGTAGCGGCTCTCTTTTCGCTTCTTTCTGAGCAGATTGAAGAGGTCATTAGCCAGAACCATCGTTATCAGGAGGAGCATTATGATCGCTTCTGAAAAAATAACGACTTTGCCATTTCGCACAGCTCTATTACGCCACTATATTGCCACGGCGTTTATTGAACTGATGATCCGGGTGAATGGGGAAGCTGCATACATAGAGGATGGTGAACGAATTCCGCTAAATCCTGAACGTGTCGCAATAAATATCATTTATCACATTGAGGCTCCTTGGCTTGAAGAGTTTGGTGCCGATGATGGCTCACGTCTTGCAGCTGAAGCCTTGGAAAAAATGCTGTTACCCGGCTTTGCTGGTGAAAAACTCCATCTTTCCATTGCCGGGGTTTGTGAGCTGCGTGAAGTGTATCGCGACATCATTTTCGGTGCGCCAGATGGTGAACTACCTGAAGGTATGGAGTTTTCATCCTTTCACGGGCAGGGAGGGACATTATGACGCATAAACCTGTTTCGGCTGTGATCCATGCTGCTAATGGTCGTTGGCCTCAAATATTCCCTGCGTTGGGGATAACTGTCCCAGCGGGTAAGCGTCATGGTTCATGCCCCAAATGTGGTGGCACAGACCGATTCCGCATGGACGATAAAGAAGGTAGGGGAACGTGGTTCTGTAACCAGTGCGGCAGCGGTGATGGTCTTGATTTGGTGAAGCTGATTACTGGAAAGGATGTGAAAGCTGTCTCTGCTTTAGTGGCTGAGATATTGGCATTACCTGAAAGCAATACTCAGATATCTTTGCCAGCCAGAAATGAAAGCAGCCAAAAAGATAAAGGTCAAAAGCTGTATGCCATGCTGCGTAAAAAGTCAGCCGAAGGTGAAAGCGATTACCTTACCGGGAAGGGGCTTAATGGCCATCTTCTGCCGTTAATTTCATACGAGTTCGATATTGCCGGGACCTCGTTTGGCGCGGGATCTCTGCTGCTGGCTCTTAACGATATGGCAGGTAACGTTACTGGCGGTCAGCTAATTAATCCACAGGGTGATAAAAGCCTGTTACCAGGCAGTCAGTTGTCTGGGGCTTTTATTACTGTTGCCGGTACGGAACAGCAGGCGGCAGAAGAAGTGGTTATTACCGAAGGTTTCGCCACTGGACTGGCCATCGCGCCGTTATGTGATGCAAGAGTGATTGCCGCAGTCGCCGCGACTAACCTGGTGAAAGTAGCGCAGCAGGTCCGTAATCGCTGGCCCGATGCCCGGATCATTATTGCAGGGGATAACGATCTTATCGACGGCAAGGAAAACACCGGGCGTCTCTGGGCCGAAAAGGCAGCGAAAGCGGTTGATGGCTGGGTGACACTTCCACCAACGCGGCATAAGGCTGACTGGGATGATTTCCGTAAGGAAAATGGTCTGGAGCGGGCAAAGGAAGCTTTCCGTGAGGAAATGACACTACACGGCAAAGGGCGCACGCGCCTGCCGCAGGGTTTTCGTCTGACTCAGGAATATCTTTGGTATGACAAGCTGGTGAACAAGTCTGATGGTGATACGGAGATCCGTAATATCAAAATTTGTAGCCCCTTGCGCGTTACGGCGATCACCTGTGACGCTGACGGCAGCAATTACGGACGTTTACTGGAATGGGAAGACACTTACGGCAACAGCCGTAAATGGGCTATGCCAATGGAAATGCTGGGCGGCAGCGGTGAGGAGTTACGTCGAGTGCTGCTGGTGAATGGACTCTCGTATATCAATATCAACGGTCAGGCGCGGGCGCATTTAATGGAATATATCTCCCTGTGCAGGCCAGAGCGTAAGGTCACTTGTGTGAACAAAACCGGGTGGCATGGCGGTGTTTACGTACTTCAGGATGAAGTGATAGGGAAAGGCGCGGAATCAGTGATTCTGCAAACCTCCAGTGTGCAGGGGCGTGATTTTCGTATTACAGGTACAGCTGATGAATGGCGCGAAAACGTTGGCCGCTATTGTGCGGGTAATGCCCGAGTTGCATTTTCGGTATGCCTGGCGTTTGCAGCCCCTCTGTTAAAGCTGGTAGGAGTGGGCGGCGGTGGCTATCACCTGAAAGGTGAGTCTACAGACGGTAAAACCACGACGATGAAAGTAGCAGCATCGGTATGCGGTGGGACAGATTTTTGGCATACGTGGCGTTCTACAGGGAACGCGCTGGAGGGAACGGCCAGCCGCCGCAACGACGCTACCCTGATGCTTGATGAAATCCGCGAAGTGGACGGGCGTGAGGCGGGTAATATTGCCTATATGCTGGCCAATGGCCAGGGCAAGGCTAGAGCGCGCACGGATGGCAGCGTACGGGAAACGAACCGCTGGAACCTGCTGTTTCTCTCCACGGGTGAATTGTCACTGGTCGAGCACGCAGCCAATGCAGGGGAACGAACTTACGCGGGTGTAGAAGTCAGGATGATCCAGATCCCCAGCGACTCCGGCAAGCATGGTGTGTTTGAAGAGCTACACGGATTTACCGGGGGTAAGGCACTGTCAGAGCATCTTGAACAGGCGGTAATTCAGTATCACGGAATGCCATTTCGCGACTGGCTGCGCTATCTGACTGATGATCTCCAGGGCATCACTGGCAAAGCAAAAGCACTGCTGAAGGAGTACACCCGTAAATTGACTCCGTTGGATGCGGGTAATCAGGTTGGCCGTGCGGTAACGCGCTTCGCTCTGGTGGCAATGGCAGGAGAGCTGGCCACTCAGGCCGGGATTACTGGCTGGAAAGCAGGTGAAGCGTATCAGGCAGCTGAACGTTGTCTTGCGGCATGGATGATGGACCGTGGTCACAGCGCAAACCAGGAAGATGCGGCGGCGCTGGAACAGGTCAGTGATTTTATGTCGCGTAACCAGTTTAGCCGTTTTGCTGACTGGCATGATGAACGCAGCCGTCCGATCAGCATGATGGGGTTCCGTAAGGTGAACAAGGGCAGCAGTAGTGAGGATCCAGCAACCACCTTTTACGTGCTGCCCTCCGGCTGGAAAGAAATCTGTAAAGGATTTGATGCCCGAAAGGTGGCCCGGTTATGCGTCAGCCGCGGGTGGCTTGAAGCCGGAAGCGAAGGGCGTACACAGGTCACTACCCGCCTGCCAGAAATAGGGGTTAAACGAGTCTACCAGTTCAACAGCAGTGTACTAGGCAGCTGTGAACCGGATTGACTTTTACGCGAGTCTTATTTGGTAAAGGTAACACTGGTTACAGAGGTAACAAGCAGTACTGATGCGGGTTGAAGCTGTTACCACTTTGACACGGTGGCTGGTTACAGAGGTAACAAATGCACGTTGTTACCAGCTGTAGCCAGTGCGCTAACTGGAGTGGTAACAGAGAATGTCTATTTAAATCAATGATGTTACCAGTGTATCCGGTGTTACCTGTCGAAATGAAAAGGCCAAGCCTAAAAAATTGAGAGCTTATTTCTGGCGGGCCAAATTCTTAGGAGTACAAAAGTATGAGAGTACAAAGGATTGAATGCATTGAGTGTGGCGAACCTGCAACGATTCGCAAAACTAATAGAAAACATCGGGAACTTGCCGATCTTTACTGCTGTTGCAGTAATGTGGAATGCGGGCATACGTTTGTAATGACCCAGACCTTTTCACATACCATTAGCCCAAGCGCTCTGGGTAGAGGAAATCTTTACAAGGCTTTGGTCGATGCTGTAAAGCCTGAGGATAGAGAGATGATTATCGCCATGCTTCAAGGGGCAGCTGAAGCAGACAAAATAATGTTTAACCATCCGCCCAGTGTACCTAAAATAATCTATACACGGCGGCCGCCATCTCAGTAAGCCAGACCATGTCGCTGAAAGCAATTTCAGCGGCATTTTTTATGGTTTTATCGTAACAGACTGATTTATAATAAATAATTTGGTTGTCAGTTTCCTGCTGTTTTATGCTTTTCAAGATATAGTTTTAACGTAAAATCTTCCTGCTTCTTTAAAATCAGATGGTTACCCTCGTTAACATTCAAACTGGTTAAAATTTTTTAGTCCATAACTGAAAAAAACTGAAAACTGTTTCAATGTTTTCAGTCATGGTACCTTTTCACAAGCCCAGTGCTGGCGCATGCTGGCGATGCTATTTGAAGAAAATCTAAACTGAAAAATTTTTCCGATCCGAAAACGGCAGGCGGGTGCGGTGTAGTGCCGTTTTCGTCAGGCGAAGTGATTTTTTTCTGTGACTCACTGCAATACAGCGCAACTCTGTTTTAACAGGGGAAAACTCATCGGCCAGTAGAGATTGGTTTAATCTGCGTTATATGTATTTCTTATAGTGACACTACTGGAAACATAAGTTATATTTAACATTCACATGCCAACATGCTTCGTAATCAATTACAAGAGAAACTTTATGCACGCAATACTCTCTCAATATATCCAAGATCTATCTAACGAATTTGATATTCAAGATAATGATGAGTCTAAATTATTCGAATATTTTTGTAACTATGTGATTACTTCTAAATACTTTTTAGGTAGATTTAGCCCTTTAGATATTACGACCCAAGAAGATGATGCATCTTTAGATGGGATCGCAATAATTGTTGATGGTGAATTGATCGTCAGTGTTGATGATGCACTTAGCGCGTTTGATACGCACAAAAACTCACTGTCAGTTGATATAATAATCACACAAGCAAAATCTGGTGAGAGTTTTAGTAAGGATGATATTTCAAATTTCAATCTGGGGTTGCAAGACTTCTTAAGCCTTGAGCCAAAACTTCCAAATGGAATTTATAATGGTCAAGCAATTGAAATAATGAAAATCATTGTTTCCAATGTCAAAAAAATTAAAAACAAGATGCCTAATCTTAGGGTGTTTTTTTGCACGAGTGGTGTTTATAACAAAGAAAAAGAATTGGCTGCCAGCTTCAGGATTCTTAAAAAAACATGTGAGAATGCAGACATATTCAATGATGTAGAAGTAATGCCAATGGGTAGGAAAGAGTTAATGAAACTCTGGAGCTCAATATCTGATAAGAACGAAGCTTCTCTTCAATTGATAGACTATATTGGCATAAATGAGATGCCAGGCATACCACAGGCCTATATTTCAATAGTTAAAGCTAAAGAATTCTTAAAAAAAATTGCTATGGATGAAGAAGGAAACATAAGGGAAGAGGTGTTTGATGAGAATGTACGAGCCTTTTTAGGTGGGGAAAATCCTGTAAACAAAGACATTGCTAAAACTTTACATAGTGAAAAATCCAAACAGTTCGCAGTATTGAATAACGGGGTGACGATTATTTCTCCAGAAATAGCTATACAGTCCAACACGAAAGTGATGCATCTGACGAATTATCAGATTATCAATGGATGTCAAACAACGAATACTTTGTTTGAACATTATGCAGACTTAAACGACAGTGTTGAATTGGTAGTGAAGTTTATCGAGTCACAAGATACAGATGTTGCTATTGAGGTTGTGACGGCTACGAACAACCAGTCGGCTGTTGAGAATGAAGCCTTTTATGCTTTGCGAGAAAAGGCTAGATTGATTCAGAAATTTTTTGATATTCAAAGAAGTGATGACAATAAAGAAAATTTGTACTTTGAAAGGCGAGAGAATGAGTACCGCAATAAATCAATTCAGACTACAAAGATTTACGATATAAAAGAGCTTGCCAGGTGTTTTATTTCTGTCTTTAAGCTACGGCCACATGATGCGTCAAGATATGTGAAGAAAGTACTGAATAGCAGCGACATAGTCTTTGATGATAAAGACAATGAATGTGCATATCACTGTGCCGCATATATTTGTTATAAATATAATACATTGATAAATGGTAGAAAAAATGAGGCACAGAAATATAACCGATTACGTTGGCATATTGCAATGCTTTATCCTTGGGTGGTAAATGGGAAAGTTGAAACGCCAGATCCTTTTTCAAGAAAAATAACAGCATATTGTGATAAGGTTTTAGCGAGTTTAATAAATGAAGAGTATTTGGAGAATTTTAAAAAATGCCAGAAAATTGTCGACAGTATTGAAATGCCAACTGATGATCAAATCAAACGCGGAAAATATACTGCCGATTTAAAAGAAGCAGCAGAACAATTTTTTAAAAAATAGAAGAATATGGCCTCGACTTTACGAGGCCTTATTCTTCAGGAATTCACTGTAATCTTGCATCATAGCCTTTCTGTTTTCTAAATATTGGGCATGATTATAAGTCCCACGAATCGAGTTCTTATCAACATGCGCCAGCTGCATTTCTATCCACGCGCTTTCAAAGCCGTGCTCATGCAAAATAGTGCTCATCATATGCCGGAACCCGTGACCCGTTAGCCGACCATGATATCCCAGCTTCTTGATCACCTTATTGATACTGGCATCGCTCATGGGTTTCCTGACGTCATTCCTGCCCGGAAACACCAGCTGGTATCTGCCAGAAATGACCTTCAGCTTTTTGAGGATCTCAACGGCCTGTGTTGAAAGCGGCACCAGGTGAGAACGGCGCTTCTTCATTCGTTCTTTTGGGATTTCCCACAGTGCATTTTTCAAATCGAACTCACTCCATTCTGCGGCTCTGAGTTCAATTGTACGAACGCCTGTCAGCATGAGTAGCTGGGTGGCGTATTTCGTCAGTAAGCTGCCCTGATAGCCATCCAGCGCTTTCACAAAGTCAGGGATCTCTTTCTCTGTCAGGAAGGGGAAGTGATTCTGTTTTGGCTTGTTCAAGGCGATGGCTAAATCGGGTGCGAAATTATGTTTTGCCCTGCCCGTGACGACGGCATAACGCAGCACTTCACCGCAGCGCCGACGGATTTTACTGGCCTGCTCTAATGCCCCGCGTTTCTCAATTTTTTGCAGGACCGTGAGTAACTCCAGCGGCTCTATCTGATCGACAGGGCGATGACCGACAAAAGGGAATATATCGCGTTCCAGGCAGCCTAAAACCTCTTTAGCGTAGCCTTCAGACCATGTGCTTTGCTTGGAGCTGTGCCACTCTCTGGCCACGGCCTCGAAATTGTTCTCATGAGAGAACCGCAGCGCTATCTTCTCGGCTTTACGGGCATCGCTGGGGTTGATTCCTTTTGCCAGCATCGAACGGGCCTCATCACGCTTACGGCGTGCCTCAGCCAGAGAGACTTCCCCGTAAACGCCAAAAGAGATCATCTTAGGTTTACCAATAAAGCGATAGCGAAAGCGCCAGCCCTTTGCGCCGTTCACCTCAACAAGCAGCGACAGGCCAGCGCCATCGTTAAGCGTGTAGGGTTTTTCCTGCGGTTTAGCGCGTTTAATTTGAATGTCAGATAGCAGCATGTGTATAGAAAAAATATCGAACCAGGTTATACGCAATATTATACACAACTGTGTATAGATTCCATTATATTTGGCGGGACGTTGCTGGACGTCAGTTGTGGGTTATTATTCTGTTTATAAAGGATTTTTAGACTTTCTGGAACGTACTGAGAATTGTAAATGGTGTCCCCTGCAGGAATCGAACCTGCAACTAGCCCTTAGGAGGGGCTCGTTATATCCATTTAACTAAGGAGACTTTGAGCGGCTACGTTTCGAAATGTTCGCCTGTGTTTCTATCTTACCGTATTTCTTCAGTTTTTTACAAGGCTTACGTCTCACATTGGTTCGGCTTGTTCCTTGTTGTTTCACCTTGTTATCACTTCGTTCACTTGCCATTGCGTACACATTGAGTACAGAATAGATTTCAGTGTTGTGTACAGGATACTAAAAGTGGCTCTCAGCGATACAAAGCTTCGCAGCATAAACGGAAAATCATACTCTGGCCCACCTGAAGTGACCGATGGGGACGGGTTAAGTGTCCGCATAACGCCAACTGGGACCATAACCTTCCAGTATCGATACCGCTGGAATGGAAGCCCCGTTCGCATAACCGTTGGCCGCTACCCCTCTACTTCGCTAAAGGATGCCCGGATCGCCGTTGGCGAGATGCGCGCATTGTACACGAAGGGGGTAAACCCAAAAACCTATTTTGCCAGCAGCTCGGGTGAATTGACTCTTCAGCAATGCCTCGACCAGTGGTGGGAAAAGTATGTGACCGGGCTGAAAGAGAATACCCGCATCCTGTACAAGTCAGTCGTGTACAACACCATGTACACACAATTCCGCGATGTCCCGGTCGCTAGCGTACCAGTATCCCTGTGGGTCCAGTTCTTCGATAAGCAGGAGAGCCAGAATAAGAAGAAAGCGAGAGTGCTTCTGCTGCAGCTGCGTTCTGTAATGAACTGGTGCATCAGCCGGCAGCTCATTCCATCATGTGAAGTCATCAAACTCAGCGTTAAAAATATTGGCAAGAAGCCAGATGTTGGCGTGCGCGTGTTGACTTACACAGAGCTGGCGAAAGTGTGGCTGGCGCTGGAAAATAACAAGGTGTTTTCATCTAACAAGCTGCTGCATCAGATGCTGCTGCTGTGGGGAGCCAGATTGTCAGAACTTCGGCTCTCAACCCCTGCTGAGTTCAACACTGAAGACTTCATATGGACTACACCTGTCGCCCATTCGAAGATGGGGAATGTTATCCGCCGCCCTATATTTGAGCAGATGAAGCCATATGTTGAAAGGCTACTTGCGATGAAAACCCCGGTAATGTTCCCCGGACAGGAACTGGACAAAGCGATCGACCGATCCTCCGCAAATCTGTACATGAAAAACCTGCGCACGAAGATAGATATCCCCGAATGGCGCACTCATGATTTCAGGCGCTCACTGGTTACCAACTTATCAGGCGAAGGTATCATGCCCCACGTCACCGAAAAGATGCTGGGGCATGAGCTGGGCGGGGTAATGGCGGTTTATAACAAACATGACTGGCTTGAGGAGCAGCGCAAAGCCTATGAGCTTTACGCTGATAAAGTCCTGTGGCACGTTAAACAGCTCGGTTGACACCGCCATCATCTACCCACTTTTTAACAGCCCTGCGACTGTATCGCGCAGGGTGAGTAAGAACAGGGGCAGGGAAGCCGTGGTTCTTTCGCAGTCGCCACAGCGCAGTTCTGGCCTTACCAATTTCCTGCATTACCTCTGCTTCTGTCATATAGTCATTTTGCATCTTCCACCTCCAAACCAACGTCTGTGCAGGTCATGCAGTAGAGCATGTTTCCGTAATAGGTCTGCGCATAACCCTTAAAGTGAATCCCACCAACCGTCATTTCCGCATGCTGCAGCAGACCATCCTCGACCATCTTTTCGGCCAGTTTCCTAGATTTCGTCTGCATAAAAGGCAGGCAGAATTTCTCCTTGCGTTCCAGCGCATACTCAATCTCAGCGACGAATGCCTTCTCCAGCAGCGCCAGTTCTCGATTAGTAGCCATCACACCGCTCCTATCGCTTTCTGAACCACTTTGTAACCGCGCTTACGTGATTTCTTCTTGGCCTCGATCTTTACCGGGGCAACCTGAGGAGCCTCCGGTTTCGGAGCTACCTCACCGTTGCGCATGAAGCGCTTGTTGTTCATGCCCCAGATTATCCGCTGAGTGTAATCACACCCGTCATCGATATTGACGCTGGCCTTCACCAGCGTGTCGTTGATGTCTACCAGCCTGTCCTTTGATACTCGCTTAAGCATTGGCATCTGTACCTCCGGCTTTACTTAGTTCGTCCTGAAGGCGGGATTCTGCCTTTGCCCGCGCAAGATGAATGAACGCTTTCAGATCACTGCTTGCAACCTGTCCCCGGAGTAACTTCAGCAATTCTTCATCCTCAAAACGCATTCTCATCCGGTTCATTTCCTTTTCTTCCCGGCGAAGCGTGGCAAGACGTTCGCAAATTCGGTTCCTCATCCAGAACCAGGACTTATGGGCGAGGGTGGACCGGCGATACCAGTCACTGCTTTTATCTTCCGCTGCCTGAAGGCTGGACTTAATTCCATCCAGAGTTTTGTTAGTGATAGCCAGGGCTTTGAGGTGATCGGCAATACCTTCCAGCCCTTCGAGATTGATGCGCCCATTTTCTAGTTGAATATTCTTCATCCGGTCATCTCCGATAGCAGATGTGCAAAGCCCAAAAAGCTGAAGAAACCAGCGGCTATCCCAAAGCCGCCCACCGACGAGAAGAACAGGGTGAACATGACCAGTTCAGCTATTTTTTTCATTGTCCGAAACCTCCCGCGATTTGATGTATGCCTCCCAGCCGCCCATTTCATTGACCATTTCGCCAAGCTGCTGGAAGCACGCATTCAGCCACTTTACTCCCCTCGATTTGAGCTTCGGCACTGTTCCCCAGTCGATAAAATCCGAATTTTCCCTTTCCATATACTTAATCAGGTCGAGAATTCGCATATATCGATACCAGCGTTTCTCAATGCTCCAGCCTTTGTCTGCCAGATATGAATCGATAAAACCCTGAACAGAAGGCTGATTCAGAGATATGTCCCCATACTGATGACGGTATACCGGGCGGCGGTGCAATCTGACCAAATGGAACAGGTACGCATCGGCAACCCATGTAAGCGCCTGCTGGTGGCGCTCCTGCAAGGCCTGAAGTGGCAACTTGAATTTATTGCTCATCACGTCCTGCCCAGGCTTCTTGCGCTCCAAATGGTTTACGAAGCTCAAACCCGCCAAACTTAGGGTGTTGCCAGCGCTTGCGCTTACCAGATGGAGGGCTGGAATCTTCAAGCAGAACCTGAAACGCGCTGATAAATGCCTCGCGCTTTACGCAGATGCCGCGTACGCCTTCTATATAGCCCGTAGGAAGGTTTGCGAATGTCACCAGACGGCGGCAACTGGCATCAGAAAGACCGGTCTCCCATGAAACTTTGTGAACCGGAACTAATTCATTAGCTACCGGTGCTGCTTGCGAATCGGGGTTATGGGCAAACCATTCATGAATATCATTAAATACCCCATCCAAAGGGGATGAGAGAGGTTTGGCCTCACTAGCGCTATTGTGACTTCCTTTACTGAGTGAGGCGTGTGGATTCGCACAGTCCATAACCGCTTTCAATGTTGCTGACGCAGTGGCTTCAGCTACGACGCGGGCAAGCGAAATCATATCAGGTGCCTGTGTTGCAACCAGCGGCATTACTTTACCTGATTCAAGTTCTCCCCAACGCTTAATGATTTTATAGCGATCATGAACGCTGTACCCGGTAACAAGCGTTGTAGAAAGGTCCTGATCAAGAAAGATTTCATCGACAACCTGTCGGCCATTGTGTGCTTTCATTTTAAAGAAAAATGATTGATTTTCAGTATCTTGCGGATTTGCAGGATAGATGCCAAGTTGGTTAAGCATATTTTTGATATCGCGTACGACGATGCTGCTGTGGTCTTTGCCCGTCATGCTTGAGATAGCTTTGCTTCCCATCATTGGCTGGCCGTTAATAACTTCCAGATCTGCTTTGTTTGTCGTGCTAATTGGATTACTCATCGCCTTCTTCCTCCAGTTTCTTTGCATCCTGATCGGCCAGTTCATCCAGCTCGGCTTCGAATTGCTCAGCTTCGTGGTACGTAGCAATACGTATGGATTTGAACGTTGGTGAGGAAAATTCCTCTTTGCTGTTAAGGATCCCCACTACCGCCGAAACCGCTGTTCCTGTCTCGCTGCTGCCTTGGCAAAAAATGGAATACTCACAGCGCTCTCCCAAATGGTCGGTAACCATGAAGGTGACGCGATACCAGACCTGCATAAGTTCGTCTTTCATCATTCACTTCCTCAAAATGGTTTGTTGCTGAGTAATTCGGCATACTGCTTTTTGAGCGCTTCGTGCCTGCGCTCCCATTCTTTCTGTTTGCGCTTTTTAGCCAAAATCAGGCGAACGCGCCGGGCGGTGCGGTCATGAGCAAATAAATATTGCTGAGTATGCTGACCAACACTGTGAATAATTGGCCGGGCGTCCGCGTCATACATCGGGTGATTAGTCTCAATGGCAAGGCTGTGAAAAACTTTAGTCACCATGTAATGCGCAAGATTGTTAATCGCAGCACTGCGGCTAAGGCAGCGCTTTGACCATCCGTGACGGGCCACGACAAATACAGGTGATTGCACAATGCGGAAGCATTCGTCAATCGCGTCTTCTTTTATTACCTTAAGCATTTTCTTTTCTCCCTGCGAAAGCCTGCTCTACAAGATTAGAAATAAGTGCGCCCATAAAGCCCTCACCAAAAGCTGAGAGTTTCCCGGTTTTAATTTTCACGCACTCGCTATACGTTTCAGCTATTTCTGAGTCAGCAGCAGTAGCTGATGAAACCCGGCGAACAGCCGACTCGAAAAGTTTATGAAGCGCCTTAGTGACTATTTCGGCATCTAAGGCGACAGTGGTTAGCGAACCATCAGGTAGTTCAGCTACTGCCGACATACTCCCGGTCTTTCTAACCAGATCTGCGAGGTAAATATTCACCAGTCGGGTGCGGTTGCGTTCAATTATTTTCGTCATTTGTCTTCCTGCTCTTCAAGCCTATCCAAGAATTGACAAACCTTTCCGCAGATGTCGTATGCAAGTCCGATAAGCTCATCATCGGCAGTGCATCCTTCGGTTCCATGTTCGAAAATATTTTGAAGTAAAGCGTTAAGCTGCCTTGCTGAGGATGCCGCATTTAAAACTTGCAAAATATCTAACTTCTCGTTCATCACTTCACCCCATACGCAGCACGAAGATATAATTCAGCCAGTACCCACAGGCCCGCATCGCGAAGTAATAGCACCTGACGATATTTATTTTTGTCTTTGATAAAGGACATACTTAACTCCAATAGTAAATTTAGATGCAGTTATACCCAGCGGTTAGGCTGTAATTATCTTTATTAAATGTTTACTATTTGGTTGCTGAGTTTGTTTCTATTAAAAACGCGGCTACATTTCCTGTTAATTTTTTAAGCAAGGATGCTATGGCTGAAACTTCAGAATCCGTCATTCTATTTTGAGTGTCTTCCAATAGGCTGCAAATAATCTCAGCCTGGAATGCCGTCTCTTCAGCTTGTTGTGATGTAATTTCAGTTGTCATTTTTGCCATCCAGATAGCCTGAAGAGTAATAGGCAGAAGAAGAAATTTTATTTGTAGCTATGCCTAATTCAGCAAGATCAGCGATAATGCATGTTAGGTAACCTATTTCTGAAAGTTCGGCTTTATCACTCTCAGATTTTGTTGACAGTGAAAGACTGATAAAATTTATAGCTTCAAGGATTGAGGTTGTCTTAGTTTCACAGTCACATGCTAAATCGCCATAATTAATAGTTTCATTATGTGAATACCGTGCATCGGGAATGTCTACTACTTGATAAAATTTGTTAGTGCTCATCTCACTGGCTCCATTGTCTGCCGATGAGTTAATAGTACTTGAGGTTTTAGTATTTGCAATACTAAATCAGGAAATTATTAATAACCGGAGGTATTAGGTATTGATTTAGAATGGAATTTTTATGAAAAAAAGCCGGGGACCGGCTTTAGAAGGTGGGAGATCAGACGAACCGGTATTTTGCTTCTACGACTACACCAACAATTCTGCAGTTACCGTTTATGGGTAGTAGCGGGTAGCTAGGGTTAAGTGGTTTTAAAAATTTCCTACCACTATCAATAACATATTTTTTGAAAGTAGCCTCGTTCGTGTCATCAAGTTTGGCCACAACTAAGCTACCATTCTTAGGCTCTTTACCTGTGTCTACTAAGATCGCCATGCCTTCAGGGATGCTTATGCCGCTCTGAGATGTCATTGAGTCACCCTGTACACGAAGCCAGAATCCATCCCCCTCGACATGGGCGTCTGAATCTAGCCATTCATCAATGTCTTTTGGATCGGACGGCTCAAGCGCCTCTGTCCAATTCCCGGCGCTGACCCAACTTATCATAGGATAGGATGTACTTTTTTTAGGCATAGAAAGGAACTCAACATTTTTAGCATATGCATGCATCTGATTGAGTTCCTTGGCTAATTTTGGGCTAAATTCCTCCACTTCAACATCCAGAACTTTTGAAAACATCACTGCTGAGCTGATGTTTAAAGCATTGCGTCCATTCAGATAGTGCCCAACAGCACTTTGGGTAATGTTCATCTCATCAGCAATGTGCTGCTGAGTAATACCAAGATTTTTTTTCTTGGACTCATACAGAGCTTTAAGGCGTTTGGCGTCTTCAAGCTGTTCTGTCGTCAGGAGCTTTGTCGTTTTCATAGTTTATTTTAATACCTTTGGTTTGAAAATGTCTCCTACTGATAGTACTATCTCTTATAGTACTTATGATACTAAAAAGTAGGCGCAGACATGATGACCTTATCGCTCAAAGACTACGTTTCAGAAATCGGCCAGGTAAGAGCAGGCCAGAGGCTGGGTGTAACCCAGATTGCAATAAGCAAGGCATTGAGGTCTGGACGTAGCATTTTTGTTCAGATTGAAGAGGGGCATATCGCTGCCTTTGAAACTAAGCCCTTTCCAGCAAAGCAGAAATCTACCCGGCGCGTGACGGATTCAGACCATGCAGCTTGAACAGGTCACAACGATTATGCCTGCTGCATTCGTTCCAGAGGATGGCAAATGGATTCAGGAGCAGCTTAACAGCTTGCCCGTGTCCATGCGTCACCGCGTGGCGAGTCAGTATGCAGAAGTCTACTGGGCATCATTCGATGCTGAACCTATGCCATACCGTCAGCAGAACGCCGGACGCCGTGAGGCTAATACGCGCCTGCGCCTGTATGTGACCCGCTATCAGAATGCAGCTATGGGGCTGACTGAAAAACCCACTCTTGCCAGTGACCACGCCAAGCCGGTAGTTGCTGAGCAGATCGGAGAGGATCAGCTGGCACAGGGGTGGTGGTGATGTACGGACTGACAGCGAACACCATCGAGGGCCTGTGTTACTGGCAAGGCAAAAATAGTGAGGTTTGCACTCGGTCAAAACCTAAAAACATCAAATTCAAGGTCAACGGCGGATCGAGTCTTCGAGCACTCCACCTAAGGATAAGGAGAGGGCAACTTAACTTATCTATAAAAAACAACATCTTAACTAACATGAAAACGACAGGGTTTGTCGCTTTACATGACAGGGTTTGTCGTATTGTTATAAATCAATGGGTTACGGTGAGTTATGACCAGATTCTGTCGAATGTTTAATAACCGGGTTTTATTCGAGCGTTTATCGAAGGTTTCCCCGGCTGCGGTTCGACTCTTCGGTCTGTTGGTTGAAAGGGCGGACTGGAGGCTGGGCAGTTACGTTGCCCCGGAAAACTCTATCACTGATGCGCTGGGGCTGACTGACAGAAGTATTCAGAGGGCAAACAAAGAGTTGATCGAGATCGGATTAATTAAATACAAGCGGGGAGGGATATATGCCATCAACCCTGAGTTTGTATGGGGCGGTCGCAGCTGGAACATTGTTAAAGCCAGTTACTACACGATGGGTTCTAAGGCAGCTCAGGTGATTAACATCACTGATATCAGAGGCGTACTGAATATGGAAACTGGGGAAATTGAAGGGCATGAAACCTTGAGGGAGGTTTCAGCCCGTAAATCAAAAGGACCTAAAGCATGCTGAATCTCAAACCAAAGACCAAGCAAATCACCGGGCTGCAGATGCTGCGCGATGACTGGAATAACTATCGCACATTCCTGCTCTACGCACCAGTGGGCTATGGCAAGACGTTCATCTCAGCCTATCTGGCAGATAAGGCGATGGAGAGCGGTAAGCGCACCATGTTCGTTGCGCCATACCTAACGCTGGTTCACCAGACTGCTCAGCGGTTTATACAGTACGGTTTGCCAGAGGAGCAAATCAGCTATGTCTGGCGCGATTACCAGCCTCACGATCAGAGCCGACTAATTCAGATTGCTTCAGCAGACACACTGATCCGCAGGGAGTTTCCTGACAACATCGACCTACTCATTGTCGATGAAGCTCACATGAAGCGTCGTGCCTTGCTTGAGATTATCCGCGACCGCGACATTCGTGTTGTCGGGCTGTCTGGAACGCCTTTCTCGCCGTGGATGGGCCAGTATTACGAGCGCCTCATCAAACCCACCACGATGAAAGAGCTGATAAGCATTGGTGACCTTAGTCCCTACGAATTTTACGCGCCGACTACACCTGACTTGAAAGGGGTAAAAACTTCCAGCCTGTCGGGATTTGGACGCGACTACAACGAAGACCAGTTGGCCGAGATTATGGGTGATGCCGCTTTGGTGGGCGATATCGTCAGCAACTGGCTGCAGAACGGCGAGGACCGGCCAACTGTTTGCTTCTGTGTCAACCAGTCTCATGCCGGGTTCATAACGACTGAGTTTAACCGTGCTGGAGTGGCGGCGGAGATCATGATTGATGCCACTCCGCCAGATGAACGTCGAATGATTATTCATCGCTTCGAACAGGGCGTAACGAAGATAATCGTTAACGTTGGTGTGCTGACCGCAGGCTTTGACAGCGATGTACGGTGCATCATCTATGCCCGTCCAACAAAATCAGAAATGCGCTGGATTCAGGTGTTGGGTCGCGGACTCCGCACGGCACCAGGGAAAGACCATTGTCTGATTTTTGATCACAGCGGTAGCATACACCGCCTGGGCTACCCGGATGACATCGAGTATGACGACTTGAGCGGCAAAAGTGACGGCATGAAATCAGCT